TTGGACCAATCCTCGAACAGATCGGGCAGGGCATCGCGCACGGTGATTTCCCACCCGCAGCGGTCCTGCCGGCCGCAACGCACGATCTTGGGATCCTTGGCGGCACAGAAAGCCTCGCGCTTGCCGCAGGCCGGGCAGGTGCCCTCCTGCAACCAGGCGCCTTTGGTTTTGCGGAACTGGTATTGGGCCTGGAGGCCCTTCAAGATTTCGGCTTCGAGGTTCACGCGGCGCGGCCCTCGATCAGCTGGCAGGTGCGCAGGATCAGATCGCGGCCGGCGGGAGTGAGGGCGAAACGGGCGCTGCTGTGCTTCACCGCTTCGCGCGCCAGCTTCTGCAGGCTGCGCTTCCAGGCGGCATCGGTGAAAGTCACCAGCCCTTCGCCCTGACCAAAGGGTGCGCCCTCGATGTCTACATAGGCGGCAGGCGGCCAGAACCGCAGCTCGGCAAAGCCGGCGACCGATGCGAGAAAGGCCCGCTCCGCCGCGATAAGGTGCGGGGCGGTGATCTGCAGCGCATGGTCAAACGAAATCCTGCCCGATGTGGGCAGGGCGGGTTGGCTGGTGGCGCGGTGTGCGCTGGGCATAGGTCCCCCTCCGGCGGAATCGCCGTTGAAAAATTCTCTTTCGTGTGGGTGGCTGGCGGGCGGGTGCCCGGCCGGATCAGCCGGTGAACATGCTCATCTGCCCATCATCCCCGCCCCTTTCCGGCGGCATGACGTGGGGCACCTGATCGCGCGGGCAGACTTTCAGATCGAGGTCCGGTCGGTCGATCAGGCCGGGGTTGAAGCTGTGCACGAAGTTCAGCTCGTTGAGCCAGGTGTGACCACAACCCGTGTTGGTGCAGTGGCAATGCAAGTGCTTCACCGTGGCGGTGATCCGCTCGCTGCGGCGAACGAAGCCGGGGGCCTCGCACTTGGGGCACAGCACAAAGGCGCGGCTCGCCTGGGTGCCGCCCGACCGCAGGCGGAATTCCAGCGGCGCATGGATCAGGTTACGCGATTGGAGATGGCCTTCGCCGCTCATGTGGGGGTCCCTCCCGTGGTAGCTTTGCGCAGCCCAAGCTGATCGACGATCGACATGAATTCGCCGGGGCCTTCCATGGCAGCGAGGCCATCGGTCAGCATGTCGATTGCTTCCTGCACTTCCTTCTTGGCCTCGCGCCGCGCCGCTGGGCTGTCAGGCTGGCTGCTAACCTTGATCATTGCGGCGACAGCCTCGCCGGTTTCCTTGGCGACGCCCATGGCGATGTCCGATAACGATTGCCCCGCAACATCCTGCGCAGCGATATCAAGGCGCAAGGCCATGAGGCGGTGGAACGGTGCATAACCGCCGCCGCGCTCCATAAAGGCGCGATCGAGACGCTCGGCGTCGATCATGCGGATCTCGGTTTCGCAATCATGGTCCGACCAAAGGCGAACTGCCCGGCCGCTGACACCGCAAAGGGCCCCGCACTTATCCCACCCGATCACCGAGGCCACGTCCGTGAGGGTGGCTTCATAGGTAAGGGGCTCGCGCCGCTTCGTCATGCGCGGGCACCCTTCGTTTCGTTGAAGTGATTGAAAGAGACGCGGTTCCCCCGGCCAACTAGGCGGTTCGGGAAGATTTCGGCGCACTGATCGACGCCGGTCCAGCGGGGCGAGGAGGGTTGAAGGCCCAACGGATAAATGTCGGGGCGCAGCGCATGACGGGAAACACCATACAGGTCTTCGGCCAGCAGCACGTATTCGGCGGGCAGTTGCTTCGATTGATGAACGATCCTCGACATTGTCGACTGAGGGATGCCGAGATCGCGCCCGAGTTGGCTGACGGATCCTGCTCGATCGCGACAGGCGAGCAATGCTTCATAGCGGGTCATGGTCATATCCATAAACGGGTAGATACCCATATATGGGTAGATCATCAACCCGAAAAAGCATGGGGCATGCCTATTCATTTTTGGGTAGCGTCGTGAGCGTGGCGATCCTGAGACCAGAGCGAGTTACGGAACGGCGGGTTGCGGCCGGCATGAGCCAATCCGAATTGGCGCGCCGGGTCGGTATCGGTCAGTCGTCGGCCAATCGTTTGGAGGCCGGATCTACTAGAAACCCGCGCCATATCATACAGTTAGCTAAGGTGCTCGGCACCACACCGGAATACCTGACGGGTGAAACAGACGATCCGCAACCCAGCGGGGAAATACGCTTCGTGCCGGCGGTGCCAGATCAGTCGGCAGAAGCGGCCACTGACGCGGACCATGTTGAAATTGACATGATCGATTTCGCCTACGGCATGGGCGGCACCTTCACCGATACTGATCACGTCGATACAGAAAAGGTCGGCTTTTCTCGCCGATGGCTGCGCCAGTTCACCCACTCTGCGCCAAACCAGCTGTTCACTACCAAAGGCATCGGCGATTCAATGGCACCGACGATCTCGGATCATGATATCGTCGTGGTCGACAAATCGGACCGGGTGCCAGAGTTCGCCGACAAGGTCTGGGCGATCATTTATGGCGGCATGGCCATGATCAAGCGCCTCCGGCAGCTGCCCGATGGCTCGATGTTGATCAGCTCGGACAACCAGCTCGTGCGCGACGCGCGTGCGACCGATGGCGAGCTTCATGTCGTCGGCCGTGTAGTGGCCGTCGTTCGGAAGCTATGACCTGGGCAGCCGAGACCACGCTTCCCGCGATGTCACTCGCGGTAGTCGGTGCCGGTCATGCAAATCGCGATGGGTCCGATCGCCGGTTCGAGATCCTTCTATGCAAGCCGGGCGAGCCCGTGGAACTGCGGCCGGAGCCGCGCAACCGACACGATAGTCGCGCTGTCGCGGTGTTCTCCGCTCGCGGGGTGCAGATCGGGTATCTTAAGGCCGAACGCTGTGGCCGGATCGGCGGGTTGATCGCCGCCGGCATCGAGATCCAGGCTGTGTTCCAAAAGCAGGCACAGTTCGGTGCATGGATCAGGGCGGCATTTAACGGCGAAGTGCCGATCGTCACGCTTGAAGAGCCGGAGAGCAATGTGGTGCGCGAGCCGCGTAAGGCTTTCGATCACGATGCTGGCTTTTTTCCAGATCCCATATGGGATGATGAATAGGCAAAATGAACGTGATCAGTTGCGTGGTGTTGTCAAAACGAAGATCTAATGCCGCGAATTAAACGGGTGTCGGGGGCGGTATGCGGAAAATTTCTCAAAACTATAGAGCGTTTTTCGTTGCGTCTGTCGTGTGTCTATTAATCGCGACTATTTTTGGAATGCTTTTACAGCCGGAAAAGCCAACTCTCGCGGGTGATGGCGCCTTTCTTGAGGAACCTACGTCCTATCGAGCTGGTGGCGGCCAATGTGAGCCATCTAAAATTGGTTCACTTCCAATTCGGTTGAGAGAGCGCAGGGCAGAGGTATGCGCTGAGGCCGAGCAGCAGCATCGTGAAACAGCGAATAGTATAATAGAGGCTAGGCGCGCGGCAAATGCAGCGGACGCAAGTGTCATTATCGCTTATCAGCAGACCAAAATTGCTGCATGGGGTTTTAGTGCTGGTATCATTACCTTACTGGCCGCAGTGGCCGCCGCCATGTTTGCCGAGCGCGCTGCCTACCATACTAAGCGAAGCGCTGACGCTGCCGAGGCAGCGGCAACGGAAACCTCGACGGCCCTAAAATTTGCGGAACGAAATGCCAAGGCGGCTGAAGAAGCTGTCACCCATGCTAGAGAAGTATCTGAAAACGACTTGAGGCCTTGGATTTCGTTCGATGTCAAAGATGTATTTAAAATATCGACAGATCAGCAGAACATATATTTTTGGTTCGAAATAACAATCAAAAACCTTGGCTCGTTCCCGGCGGTAGTTGGGCAACCTTTGGTTTATGGTTACCCGGTCGGCATGAGAAGCATGTTTGCTCGCTTTGAGGAGCCAGAGGAGTTCAACAACAAAAGAATGCTCGTGCTTATCACCCACCCGGAAATAGGACAGATCTTGGCTCCATCCGAAGAAGGATCTGTGAACACTCACGCTCGTTTATCGCGATCAGATTGGGCTTCCACATTTAGCAATTGGGGGAAGCCTCACGATTGTGGTCTTCAAATTTGGGGTGAGATACGGATATTTTACAGATGGCGTGGAAAAAATGCCTTTGTGGACAGGGCTTTCCAAATCGTATGTAAAGACAGTGACTTTGGATTTCCCGGCGACCCGGATGTAATACAAAATGGGACCGCTGTCTTTAAAATCCTGTCACATGGCCGTTTGGGATAACAGGGTTGCGCGCAAAGCTTAGGGAGCTTTTGATGCCTAAATTACTCAGTCCTTATAGAACAAAGGAAATTGTATCTGTTGATCCCATAAGTTTAGATCATGGGAAGAGTTCAACTTCTGGATGGATTAGTGCCTATTTCCGTTTTCCAAACGGATCTCACATATCTTGCTATCCAGCAGTTGGAATGGAATTTTATCAGATATTGGGGATGATAGTGACGCAATGGTCAGTTTTTGAAGAAATTTTGAATGCGTTTACAGATGTAATGTTGGACCATATTTCTAAGAACGGAAAATCGTGGAAGGGGTT